AATATCCATTTTGGATCTATTTATGAATATTTAGGAATATTTATAAAAATACAAAAGATAGGTTCTCAAATATGTAAAAATGAAAACTTCTAAAAAAATACCCTTCAAAACTAAAAACGCGAAAAATATTAATTTCTATACAGGAAATATTTTTAGAAGATTCGAGAACCTGAATATACAATTTGGAAAACTTAGTAAATATGAGTGTTAAGTTTTTTTCACGAAAAAACTCTTTGTAAAATCCAAAATGGAATTACCGCCTTCGGATTCTTTAGCCCCCTCTTTGTTATCCTTTTTCTCTTTCTGTTCAGGTTCTCCAATATTATCAACGCGAATATTGTTAGCTGCATTAGTTGGTGTGTCTTGATCAGTGGACCCACGAACTTCATTTTTATCTCCTACAACAACTGTAATATTGGGTGTGGCGACTGGTTGCTGAAATGGTTGGGATGAAATCATCGGGTGGTCAAACATTTGCTGTTGTTGCGGGTATTGTGGTTGTTGTGTTTGATATAGAGAAGGATCTATTTGGAAAGGATATGTTATTTCATTTGGTTCTACCACGAGTATATTATCCTTTTGAATATTCGTATTATTGGTCTCGATGGTGATGAATTCGGGACCTATTTTTTTAATGGTATATATGATTGGTGTTTTAGTAGCAGGGTCGATAGTAATATTTCGGAGTACGACTTCTTCACCGACCGAGTATTGTCCATCTTCATTGTCTTTCGTTCTCTTTTTGCCACCATACATATCATCATCATCATCCACAGCATACATCGGAGAAGGTGGTGCGTACAGAGGGGTATCCGATGGGGTATAAGTGGGTGCATAAGTGGGTGAAGAAGGGGTATATGGAGGCGAATCCGGAGCTTGGATAGGGTAGTCGTTATGTGGGAGAGGACCGTCAGATTGTTCGTTTTGTGGAATTTCAAAAGATTCAGTAACTTGGCCATTTTGGGTGTATTCTTCGCCGGGAATATGTTTGAGAGATTCTCGAATGTCGAATATAATTTTGGATATAGTATCTTTAGTAGATTCTTTGTGGATGTTGGATAATTCGCAGATATTTTTAGAGAAAGACAATTGTTCAAGTTGTTTGATACTATCATCGGTGATGATTCGCATAGTCATATTGAGAACCTGTAATTCTTGTATGAGAAGTTTAAACGTATATGGGATACAGACAATACTAAAATCCCGTCCATATTTGGATACTTGAACAACTTTAAGGTTATCACCTGCGAGAGAACCTACAAATTGTAAGGGTCCATCGGCCATAGGACTGAGGAACAAGCTCTTCGATGGGTTATACACACTGATCATCCCGGTTTTATTACAAATAGCCATATAATATTCATCACCGCGTTCCATCATTGACTCAGTAAGGAAATTGGTGGCGCCGTGCGAAATAATGGAATCGCGCTCCATTTCCCCAATACGCAGTCCACCGTCGTTGGCGCGTCCTCCAACAGTTTGTCGTGTAAGAGCCGACCGTGGCCCTCGCGCTCTGAAGTTGACTTTATCCTTCACCATATGTTTGAGTCTCATATAGAAAGTGGGTCCAATAAATATCTCACTCTTGATTTGTTCTCCGGTCATCCCGTTGTATAATATTTCGTTACCACTACTGTGAAACCCTTCTTTTGTAAGGAGTTGTCCATATGTTTTAATTTTGGATGCGTCATTACTGAAAGCCGTACAATCGGCGAAACCACCATATGTTGCGGCAACTTTTCCGGTAATGGCCTCGACTAAGTGTCCGATGGTCATTCTGGTTGGTAAAGCGTGTGGATTAATAATGATATCCGGTCTTGTTCCGTTGCGCGTGAAGGGCATATCGGTTTCGGGAATAACAAGACCTACAGTTCCTTTTTGACCGGCTCTGGATGCCATCTTGTCGCCCATAGTAGGTATGCGAATTTCTCTAACACGAACTTTCGCTATACGTTTCCCCTCTTCGCCTTCTGTAATAAAACTTTTATCGACGACTCCCAGTTGACCCTTTTTCGGGGTTTTCGATGCGTCTTGTCGGTGGGTCATTCCGGTGGAAGCGCTGGTCATCCCGATGAGAACCGTTTTGTCATTTACGGGAGTGCCTTCTTTGATGAGTCCGTTTTGGTCTAATTTGTCGTAGTAGCAATCCGATTTGATGCCGATAACATTCGGAGTATTTTCGATGTTGGAGAACACGACTTCACTAATTTGGTCATCGGTTTTGGTGCGTTCTTCGTGTGTTTCATACGTAGTATAATAAGTTGTATGAAAAAGACCGCGTTTCAAAGCCCCTTCGTTAATTAGAACCGCGTCTTCTACGTTGTATCCGGTGTATGACATAATGGCTACAATACAGTTTTCCCCGTAGACATTTTCTTCGTCGTTGAAATATTCCATATACCGCGTTTTCACCAAAGGGATTTGCCCATTATTGAGTACAACCGCGGATTTATCCATCCGAACCTGATAATTTGTATGATATACGGAAACGGCTTGTTTCGATTGTCCACACGAGAATGAATTTCTGGTTGCCGGATTATTTTCAGGGAAGTTGATAAGGTTGCACATCATTCCGAAGATGAGTGATTCGTGGATTTCTGCGTGGGTATACAGTTTATTTTGTTTGATGACTTGTTTGTTCAGGGCAATAAGAGTGTCCTCACTTTCACTTGTGTCGATATAATCGATGACGGCTTTGTCTTCGATAAAGTCTTTGAGTTTAGCCGGGTTTTCTTCGTTTTTGATACCATAAAGTTGTTCCAGTTCATACATTTTCATATTATTGGTGTGGAAGTCTTCATCGAGTTTTTTGTTGAACCCACTAACGAGGTTGGTCCACGTAAATTCCTCGTCCTCCAGGGCTTTCACAAACCGTGGATTCTCGAAAGAGAACTGATTTGATTCTTTGTCTTTGTAAAACACGGGTCGACATAATCTCCCGGCGTCGCAATATATAGTGATCGTATTTTTCTTGATATCAAACGAAATACTTATGTAGATGGGTAACAAAGCATTGCGTCTGAATAGTTTAAATTTGTCGACACATTCAATAGGATTTTCCACGACTCCCACCCAAAAGCCGTTGATGAATATTTTGGTCATATAATCCAATTGTGTGGTGTGGCATTCTTCCAAGAGTTTCATCGCCACTTTTTCGCGAAGCCATAGAATGATGGGTTCTCGAGGCATCCCTTTGGATACATAAGCGGAGAGTGACAAGTGTTTGTGTATTCCAATATTCCCACCATCAGGTGTATCGATGGGGTCAAAGAATCCCCAGTGCGATGCGTGTAAAATACGAGGGCCGACCAATTTGGTGCCAGAGTCTAAATGAATATTGGTTTTGCGCAGCTGTGATGCTGCGGTATAGAATGATAGCCGATTGAGGTCTTGGACGATCCCGATGCGTTTCGTGTGTGATTGCGAGCCCCAATTTCCTTTGAATGCTTTTCTGAATCCGGCGTCAACGGTTCTCTGCGAAAAGACCTCTTTGTAATACTCCCGAATCAGAGTTTGAAGGTCATTCTCATACAGTTCCAAATTGTAGTGGATTCGCTGTTCAAATCCCTGTTGTATTTCGTGTTTTTGAATAGAGAAATATTCACGGAAAAGGTCTGTCATTAGCGAGCCGACTGTTTCAATCCGTTTGAATTTAAAATTGTCCCTGTTGGTGGGCTCTTCGATTTTCATAAATACTTTCAATAGCTGAAACACAATATGACCGAGGTAATATGCTTTCGATGTGTAATTCGTTTCCCCAATATGAGGTAGAAAGTAGTCGCATAGTATTTCGAGGACGTGTGGTATAGTTTTCCCCTTTGTGAAAACAGCAATGAATCGTAATGCGGCGTGTTGTGTCATGATCCCTCCCGCTTCATGAACAGAAGGTAGAAAGAGGTCAATCATTGATTCGTATTTTTCCAAGTTAAGGAGACACATTTGTATGATTTGTTTGTCAGTAATGAATCCTAATGCTCGAAACACGATGAACAGAGGAATGGGTTTTCTGACATTTGGAATCGAAACAACAACATTATGGTTTCTGACTTTCAACTGTTGGAGCCCAATGTTGATAACGCCTGGCGCGCGAATTTTGACGCTGAATGTTCTTATGGGTTTCGCTACGTTTTCGGAGACAGACCTAATTTCGGCGGAGTATAAGTATTTAGTGTCAGAGGGTTCTTTAACGTATAAAACGTTGTCGGCGAATTTTTCTTGTGGGATAACCGATTTCTCCTTTCCATCAATGATGAAATATCCGCCATTATCATTTCGACATTCCCCCATTTGGAATTTCAAGTCTTTTGGAAGACGGTGGAGGACGCAAAAATCGGATTGAACCATAATAGGAAATTTCCCCAACAGAATTTTTTCAATCAAAAACGGTTGTGGGGATATTTGTGTGACAGTTCCATTAGAGGTCTTGGCAAACGAAGAAAGGGTAGACTCGCGAATCTTCGCAAGTTCTGTAGGAGTAGTAGCGTTGCTTTTCTTTTTTTGTGCGGGTTTCTTTCTGGGAGGTTTTTTCAATATATCGGTTTTCGCACCTCCGGACTTTTTCACTCTTTTAGGGTCTTTTCCTTCTTTTCCTTCTTTTTCTTCCTCATCATCGGATGATTCGAACTCTCCATCATCTTGATTATCGGCTTTTTCTGATACACCGTATAACTCTGGTTCTTCATCCGCGCGTAAGGTTTTAATGAATTCCACCTCTACGTCGTAGTGAACGGTCATTGCATATGTCATATTTCGCAAGCGTGCTTCATTTGGATACATAAAGTGAGGTCGTCCTTCATCATAAATGATGGGTTTACCAAAGTATATTTTAGTCCCATCTTTTCCACCTAAATATAGGTTGCATTTATTTTTGAAGTCTCCAATATCTTCATCATACATAGATTGTATTTTGATAGGATTTTTGTCTCGAAAGATTTGAAAAATATGCTTTTTGAAGAAATCGTTGTATGATTCAATATGGTGATTCACCAAATTCTGTGGATTATCTCTAAAATATGAATTAATGACTTTCCATATGTTTGAAGTGTCCATTTTCGTATATATATACATACCTTTTTTTTTGTATTATTTAGGACAAAGATAATTATAATTATTATCTAATAGCATATTATATTATGGATTTCAAAGACCTTTTCTCTCCGTTAAGTCGCGAATATTGTTTATGGTTCTACTATTTGTCAATCGTTGGATTCGCCTTCCTCGTGATTACACTTGTGAGTGCGATAATCGTTGGTTTTAGAAAGAAGAAGGGGGGTGAATACTTTATGACAATGTTGATGGTTGCCTTGACATACTTTATTTTCTATTTCCAGAACAGACTATTGTATTCTATGTGTGTGAAATAATTATTGCGTATTTTCCCACATCATAATCACAAAGCATATAGTATAAAAATGGATATTTTATACTATAGTAATTACTGTCCTAATTCGAAGAAAGTTTTAGGGATCATTTCCAAACATGGATTGACAGAAAAAATGAACTGCATTAATATTGATAAAAGAAAGCGCGACCCTCAAACAGGACATGTGTATATCCAGATGGAGAACGGCAAGAATGTAATGATGCCTCCCAATGTCCATGGTGTGCCAGCATTATTAAAAGTGAAAGATAAATATAGCGCAATTTTTGGTGGTGAAATCATATCGTATTTAGAACCTCAAATAAAGGCGAATATTTCGCAAATGGTCCAGATAAATGGTGAACCGGTGGGTACTTCTTTAGGACAATCCATTGGTGGAGTATCCATTGTGTCTGAGCAATTTACATATTTCAATGCCCCGCCTGAAGAGTTAAGTGCTAAAGGAAATGGCTCTGCACGTCAAATGTATAACTATGTTTCGGCGGACCATACCCAAAACCATACGATACAAACACCTCCAGATAGTTATAAACCGGATAAAATCGGTGAAGCGGTGAATGTCGAATCTTTGCAAAATCAGCGTAATCAGGATATTCCTCAATCTGAACAGCCCAATCCTTATGGAATTTAAGTAAAAGAATATAAAAGGTATATGTTGATTTATATAATATATTCTATAGATGGCAGACAAATCAAGTTTACTGAAAGCATTTAATATGCATTTTTTCGAGTTTGTTGGTAGTGTTGTCGAGTTATTCCCAGAAAACCAAAGTTTGAAACATACGCAGAGTCAGTTTGAAACGTTCAAACGATTGAATCCAACAAGTATTATAAAGGCTTGGAAAAGATTTGTTGTTGAACCATACCAGGATATTATCGATACAGGAAATATCGAGTTCTTTTTCGAGAAAGATTACGGCACTGATTTACAGTCGGTTGCAAACTCGGATAAAATAATGGCGGTAATAGATAACCTTCGCGAACCCATCAAGTTAATGAGCGATACATCGAAAGCCAGTGCTATGAAATATTTACAGAATCTGTCTAAATTAACCGACGCACATTCAAAAATGTAGTGGACGGACAGTCTAATACAAGATAAGTGTGATGGTTAACAGAGATTGTAAAATGACGACGGTCTTGGACATATTCGATGTTGGGAATATATCGCCGTAGCCTAAAAGTGTGGCATTTTGAACCGAAAAATAGAGACGGTCGAACATTTTTTGTGATAAAGATGTTTCGATCTTATCAGGTGTAATCGTATCTGTTTCCACGTCGTCCTTGACAACGTCGGTCGCTTCATCTAACTTTTGTTTGACTTTTGCCTGGTCATATTGAGATAATTTAGAGTTAGAAGTGAATTGATAGCCTTGTGTTAAACTCTCGAATCCTTCCGTAAAACTTTCGTCTATATTTTTGTTGACCTTTTTTTTGATGATTTCAGTCTTAATGGTCTCTTTCACGAGATTCACTCCACTAAAGTTTTCATCAGGTAATACAAGATATATAAACGCAAAAATGAATACGGAAATGAATAGATAATATAATTTTATGTGATATTGGTGTGTTTTGGGTTGGAGGAATTTTTTGAAAGTGGTTACAGGATTCGCCATAAACTTATTCATTGTGCAAAATGATTATATAATATATATACATCGATATATATTATGTTTGAGTGTTATTATGTTTGAGTGTTATTATTTTTGAGTGTTATTATGTTTGGGTGTTATTATGTTTGGGTGTTATTATGTTTAAGTAATATTCAAATAAAACAACACAGTTCCAACGTCTAATTTTTTGATGAATGGATATACTGAACCGCGTCTTAAAATGAATGTCGAATCATCTCGCTTATTGACTAAGAATACTTCGTGGTGTAATTTATAAACCAACGGGAAATACTTTTTAGGTATAATGGCGCCACTCTTTTGTACGTAATATGATATGTAGTTTGAATGTAGTTGACACACAAAATCGTGCAGTTCTTGTCTAAATAGTTCAAAAAGCTTTTTATACACTGAAAACACATTAAGAAATTCGGTTATTTTGTTTTCTTTGATCAAAGACAAATACAAGTATTGTAAATTAGGATGATTTCCGCGCAACTCTTTAATTTTGCGATATTCTCTATCCTCAAAAATGGTTCTTGTGCCACTCGTCAAATGCGTCGCGACAAGACCTTGTAATTCGTGTTCTTTGAAAAATGCGTCGACCGTTAAGTCATCCAATTTTTCCAAGGTGTATGTCGATGGATACAGAATGAGTCTTGTCAGTGGTTCCAAACCTTCCACCTTTTTATATTCCCTTATAGGAATATGTTGGACTCTTGCACCGTTGATTTCATAAACATCAACTAAATATGCGTTGGGGATTTGTACATTCAGAATCATTTTATTTGTCGGATGTTGAATCACAAAATGATAAACGTGGGTCTTAGATAGGCCATTTAGAAAAGGAAGTTCGTTAAAATCTTGGTCGAAAGCTCCACCCAAACATTCGATGAGCATTTGCCGGAATGTCAGCTGTCTATCGAAATCCCCCGCTTTGTATTGATTTCGGATATACCAATAATTACAACCGACGGAGTTTTTCGTCGCCATTTCCCAACCGCATATTCTTTCGTCGTAAAAAACACATATAAAGGTCCCTTCGACAAATTCTTGGTAATGAAATTGGTCGGAGTTTGTCTTCATATATTGTTCTTGAAAACATTCGGATGTAACTATTTTAGATGGTATAATAGATAATATTTTTTGTGGTTCTTCTTTATTCGAGATTTGAATATGTCCTGACGCATCATCTTTGGAAAACACATATTGAACAGGTTCGCCGTGAATTTGTTTCACAGTAATTAACTTTTCACTCATCGAGTTTATGATAACAGGTATTTATTAAGTAATAGTAAAGATATATTTATATTATTCTACATACATATTTATATTATCTATCCATCTATATATATATATATATACATTGAATGGCTACTTTAGAAGGTTCTCCAATACACGGTGGTGGTATGTTTAAAGGTCCACAAATCAAAGGTATTACATCACAATATAGCAGCGATGTCCAATTCATAACAACCCACTATAAATCTAACAATACAACAAGCTCTCGAAAAAATTTGTCAGATCTTCGCCAAAATTATGATGACCAGAAAGCCAATGGTCTTAAAGACGAAATTAAAAGACATATTAACATAATATATAGAGCTGTTTCTTGGGCAAAAGAAAACAACATAGAAAATGAGCATTTAAAGATGAAACGAGGGAAAATGTTTATAGTAGAAAACAACAGAATATCCAGAGCGAGTTATGCTGAAATAGGACAATCGTATTTGAATTCAATTGAACCCGATATGTTTAAATTACCTCCCCAGTCTCCGTTGTCATTCGAAGCTATCACTGAAACAACTGGTGCAAACACCAAAAAAGAGAATTACACAAAAGATTACTATGATAAGGTAGTATCTTTATTATTAAAATATGCCGGTGCATTGAAGAATGGAAATTTATCGTGTGGTAAATGCGAAACTGTGTTTCAAATTGTGAGGGAAGCAATACAGCAAAATGTGAAAGAAGAATGTCTGAAGAGCACCGATATTTTAATGCCAAATGAGTCAGCAGTCTCACAAACATCACTAACGTTTTCTTCTCCTGCTCCTCTACCTGCTCCTGCTGATATGTATCCTATGGACACACCTAAGGTTGACCCCAAAGAAACAATAACAGGTATAGGCTATGAAATGATAGACCTCTCAACATATTTTAAATCGAATGACTCGACAAAATTAGAGAAAATAATAATGTCAAAAATATCAGAAAGTTCTTTGCAAGAGGAAGAAATAAATAGTATAAAAGAAATGATTAAACCTCTTTTAACCAATTTGAAAGAAAATCAAAATGCTCTGAAAAGTTTGGTATATATATTAACTATATATCAACTTGAACAATTTTATATTTTGATGAAAGACAGTTTTGGAATGTTTGGCAGTTCTTCCTCTAACTATATGACGGCAAGGGAACAAAAGTCATTATTGGCATCTAACCCATATAAAGCCCTTCCTGGACTCTTAGAAACAGCCAATAATAACGATTTTAAAGAAGGTTATCCTGGTCTTACTTTGCAACAGTTTGGAAATGACTTCTCTACTAAGATATTTCAGAAAACTGCACAATCGAAAGCCCGGTTTGATGATAGGCTACGTATTTGGAAGAAAAAACCATACCTGTATGAAAGCAATTATGATACTAAACGTAGAAACATTCGTGATATGAGTTTTGATGATATCAATGATCTTTTAAATGTAAACAGTTCGGTATATAATTCTAATCCTAACCCTAACCCTCAATCCATCATTGGTGAAGCCTCAATAGCACCCGTTGTAACACCTGGTGGAAGAGGAAGTCGTCGTCGTAATAAGAAGAATAATAAAACTTTCAAGCGTGTGCGTGCGGGGAAAACGCATAAAGTGCATAAATCAAAGAGGAAGTTAACAAAAAAGAAGTAAACAAAGAAGAAGTAGAATCACAAGTTTTAGTTGAATAAATATCAAAATATATATTCAACCGTAATAGTAATTTAGAATAGTATCTATTTATATTATAAATACAGTATGTCTGAAAAGGAGGAAATTCCTGTTACAAATGAGAATTTAGAATTAGAACTGGGCGATATCATCGAAATTATAGCGCCTACGAATCCGGAAATCCACGAAGTGTCATTTTTCATTCATTATATAGATGATGAGTTTATCAAATTGATAAATATTTCTAATAGAGAACACAAGAATTTACACATCAACGACAAGGGGGATTTATCCGACGAATCAATCGAACACATAAATTTGTTGAGTCGGAGCGAAGAACCCGGATTTGCCAGACAGCATAATTTACTATTGAATACTTGGATAGAACTCTATTTTAGCGGTATTGTTTCGACGACGATCACCGGAGAAATCACCGACTTAGTAAACGACCAAATCGAAATCACCACATATCCGGATTTGGATATCATATACATAGACTTTGAGTACAAGGGGTTGCCGAGGAATATTCCTCTGGAAAAAATCATCGTTCGTTCGAAACCGGCAGGATTGGAAAGTCTGAAGGGGATGAGTAAAGAGGATTTAGAAGAAGATAATGAAACGCACCAGCCAGAGGAAAATCTATTGGAATATTTGGAGAACGGTGAGTCCATAAATAGAGTTCCAGACGACGCGGAAGCGGATGAAAACATTCGCGACTCTTTACGTTCAGCTTATACAAAGGCGAGTAATGTGATATTCGGTTCGCGTTTAGAGGAAATACAACAAGTGTATGAGTTACCGGATAATCAACGCAGGTATGGTATCGATACGCAAACCAACAGTTTATTGGACGAGCTTTTATCAACGCTTCCAACATCGCAAAGAACCGACACGATTTTAAAGAGGATTCATACTATGATAGAGCGATTTAAAGAACTGCGCGAAGATTTTTCGGTGTTTGATCAAAATGGAGATGTAATCCGTGCCCAATTTCACGACCAAAATTTCCACAAACCGTTAATTGAGCATATTGCGCAGATGGACAAAAAACTCCGATGGTTTGTTCCTACAACGCTGATTACGAAGAAAGTATATCAATCCGAAGACGACATAATCCACGATGAATCTGTCACCGATGTTTCTGTGTTGGATACACACGTAGACGATGTGTATAATAATATGTATAATTTCAACAATGAAGGAAGCAATGTGTATATTTCCAAGACACAAGAGATGAGTAATATTTTCACACCCTTCACCCAGACAGACCGGCGGGATTATATAGACCAACGCGATGTGAATACTGATATAGAAAGCATATTAACCAATCTGGATAATTTCGAAAGTAGTGTTCTGCGCGGTTCTCAAAAGAAAATGGAATTGGTGAAACGCAAGTTTATCACACAGAAGTATTGTTTGAATATGACAAAGTTGGTGAAAGAAATGGTGGACGGAAAGGAACAGGCAATTGTTCGTCCTCTTTACAGAAACGATAAGTTATCGGTTAAATCTTTCATAACGATGCCTTTGTGTGTGATGAAATTCAGTGCAATAGATATGCCGGGGACATCTTTGTATGAAAAAACAAAATTACATCGCGATTTCTTTATGATATCCCGAGTTCTCCGGAAAAACACGCATATTTTGCCCAAGGTAGTTGAAGATTTTCGAAAAGAAATCGATTATGATAAGAATGATAACCAGTCTGCGTTTTTATCCAATATCAGTGAATACATTTTGGACGAGAATATCGACGACCCCGATAAATATAATAAGTTTTTGAAAGTCATTATTCCAAACACGTGGCAATTGATCAAAATTACTCGAAAACACATACAGTATGACTTGTCGTTTAAATCGGCGGTAGATACATTAGAACCATTTTTCGTGTATAGCCGAGATATTTCCTTTCCACAGTACAAGGAAATCCGTTATTTCTTGAGGGAACGAATCAAAGAACTGAAAAAGGAAATAGCGTTGTCTCGCGATGAGTTTGAGAAGCTGAAAAACACAAAATACAATGTTAACCGAGAACCATTAATAATTATCCGTTTGTTACTGGAAAAAGAAGATGTTCTCAAGAAATGTCTTACAGGATACAAACTACCGAATCGAGAACTGGTAGAAGAGAAATACTCATCACAAGAAATATTGAAGTTAATGTTGGATTTTGATAATGGTGTCCTTCTCACACAATTAATAGCCTCTTTATTAACATCGTTGATGACCCCGAATAATTTAGCCACGATTTTGGAGGAAGGTGGTTCCTCTGAACAGTACGACGACAGTGATAAAAACGAAAAAATAAAGGCCAAAGATTGTAATCAACGCGTACTAACGAAAAAATACACCAGTGTAGTAGACTTACAAAAGGATAACCATCTCGATGAAGTTTATTACGACGAAGATTTCGATGATACCCCGTATTACATTATGGAAAAATACAAGCAACAGCAAAAGGAGAAATTGCCCGAAAAATTCCCAGGATGGTTGAAAGAGGTTTTAGTGGAGAAACACGATTGTCCAGAGTCTATGGCGCAAGAAATGGCCGAACGTCTGGTCGCAAATAAACGGCTCGTTCAAGAAGGCGAATATTGTATATTGGAAATATCTCCCAAACTACCGAAAAATGTGGATATAGATGATTTGTCTGAGTCCGAACGCGAAAAGGTTGACCAAGAAGTGGATATGAGGAAGAAGATGAAGTTTTTCCAAAGAAAGAAAGGGTACTGGGTGGAAGATAAAGATATTGACGAAGAATCGTTTATGGATTCCAGCACACTTTTTTGTAATTTGTCCAAGAAATGTTTTCAAAAACTGAAAAGTCCTATTGGTAGCGATGTGTGTGAAAGCACAAAAGATGCCGAAAGGAGGTTGGGTGAAGCCACTCGAAAAAAAGCTTTAAAGGAGTTTGACCGGCGTTATGAACTTAGTAAAGAGGACAACATTGAAAACTTGGAAAAGAAAATAATAAAACATATGAAATATATTCATAGACTGAGTGCCTTGAATCATACAGAATTATATAGATATAATAATCTTGCGTATCATATTGGATTAGGTGTAAGAACCGTCGATGAAAATATAATTCGTTCCCCATACTTGAAACTCAAAGACAATATAATGGGCCAATCGGATTTTTCCAAGAAGCAGCAGGATATTATGAAGTTTTACGAAAAGTTTTGTAGAGAACCGAGAACCACAGAAGACTTCAAAGAAGACCCTTATTTCAAATATTGTAAAGAAACGGACACAAAACTAATTGCCTCGTTCCATATCACTCTTGCGGAAGCCTATGTGTTGTATGGTGAAATCGAATACGCCACAGCGCTCGATGTAGTTTGTGCTGAACGGGGGCGACTGAGTGAAAACCGCGATGCCATCATAGATAAGTATGGAAGTGGAGAGGAGATTTGTAAGATTGACAACGTGGACGAGGCGTCGTTCACTGAAGACGGATTTCGAATAAGCACACACGCAGTTTTGGAAAAGGATACAAGTGAAGTTGTATTGGAGAAATTAAAACAAAAAAGGGGGAAAGTATTTGAGAACGAGCGTATGGAAGAGATTTACCGCATTTATGTGGCGATTGCAACAAATATTGGATTGCCTTTGAATGATTTGGAAGAACAAGTGCTACGCATATCTTATGAATTGTGCTCTAAAAATATTGTGAATAAGGAAGAGTATGAAATGTATATTGCGGACACCAAGGCTAAAACCGGGAAAACCCCGATTTCGTATTCCAAAAAGAAAAACAAGACGATGATCCAGATAATCATTTCGGTGATTTTTGTGAGTGTTCAGACGACGGTGCCTTATTTTCAAACAAAGAAAACGTTTCCAGGATGTATAAAGTCGTTCGATGGATTTCCTCTTACCGGACCTGAAAACATCGATGGTCTTCAATATTTAGGGTGTGTGTTGGATAAAATGAAGGCTTCGTATGAACCCTGGGACTCTATTGGTAAAACGGGTGCCACTATACTGACCGACCAATTGAGGATCATCGTAGATTCAATTGTATTGAAACACGTTGAAGTGGATGAGATGTACTTGAAGAAGCGCGAGTATATGCTGAATCACCCTATTGTAGAAATACCAGACGAATATGTTGTGGAAAAATGGCGTCATTTTATGCCGCCTTTGGTCGATACAAACGTGATAAAAGGTTTGAAAAGTGTAGCCCAAGATTTTTCGAAGGAATACTTGGAGCTATTGAGAAACGGGAAAAAACACCAACACCAGGATTTTATGGTTTTGAAAAGTAAGGTCGCATATTATTCGTATGGAATTATGGAAGCTATACAAGAACTTGTCAACAAGAAGGATTTGTTGTTGAAGACGAGTGGGAATGAGCCATTCTTACAGAATGCTTGCTGTAATGAAACTCAAAAAGACAATCCTATTTTCTATTTTATTGAAGAAAACGAGAGTATTGACCACTATATCCGCATTATTAAGTCGTTGACCGGACTCATCGATTATACGAATAAAATATCACGGGCAACATTATTAGTGTATGAACCGTCGGCAACACTCCAATCGTCCACCTCACTTCCTAAGGAACCGATAGAGGAAAACATTTATTTGGCCTTTATACATTACTGTGGATTGGATAAGGGACTGCCAATTCCAGAAAAATATCACGCCTACTTTCAAGAAATACCTATTGGATATGACCCTGCGTCGTCCATAGAAGAAAAGATTTCATTTTTGAAACGAGAGGCGCACAAAAATTTTTCGGTGAACGATTACCTTAATTTTATGCAGATAGTTTCACAAGATAATGTTCTGGAAATCGCCGATACAAATATGGCGGAAAGCATCAAATATGACGCGGTTAATTCGTTAAAAGATATTTTGAATGTTTTGGAGAAGGAAGATTTATCTTTTTCGTCAAAGGAATTTGTCGAATTGATGCGAAGTGTGTTGGACAAATATAAAGAAAACAAGATGTATGTGTATGATGCTGCCACTGATGATGATGGCGATGAAGGCGTTCAAAAACAATATGCGTCGTCGATGAGGAAATTAAAGGATTATTTAGCAACAGAAAATGTGCGAAAATACGAAGGTATCATGCGATTCTTGAATAAAAATGGACAACTTCGAACCCGGGAATACGATAAACTCCACGATTTCTTTAACGACCTCACCAAGTGGAATTTAGATAAAGAAATGAATCATTATTGCGACGATGGCTTATACACAATAGTAAATTATGTAAGAAATTTCGTCTACAATATGACACATCTATACCCAAGTATGGTGTTACATAAATGTATTAACAAAAACAGATTATTTCATCAATATTGGGGTTTAGGATTAAAAGACTTGACCGAAATCGAAGAAAATATTTCGAAATACTATGAGAAATTTAAGCCATTCTTCGGCGACAGTGGATTAGAACGGTTTTTGACCGAGATGCAAAGACGATTGAAGAATGTGCGTCTATTCATCGATGTCTTGCCAGTGTTCAACTCTCTAATGAAAAAAGACCATACATTTTACACTCTATTTGACAAGTCAACGTTGTATATGTTGATGAATTATGTACTGTATTCGGTTGTATATGAGTATGTGGAAGGTGCCATCAATAGCGATTTATTGACGCAAGATATCCAAGCACAAAAACAAGAACGCAGAACAATGAATTCAGAACGCGATGATCCATCGACCGTGAATTTTGGTGTGGAAGAAGAAATCGGGGATGAGAATCAGGAAGTGTATGATGAAATGGCTGAACTTCATATTGAAGTGGGGAATCAAGAAGAATTCCAGAAGCGTGTAGGAACTATGTTGAAGGTGTTCTTGGAAATTGCGATGAATAATAAATCCATAGTTGATTTTGATTATGCAAGTATAATCGAAAAGACACACAAATACAAACAACAGGAAAAAGCACGCATTGTGGAGAGATTGCGCAATATGTCTATTGAAGAACGAAGAGTCGAGAATATGAAGAAACATTATAAATTGGCGGAATGGAATGTTGGACAAAACAAGGGTTTATTTGTCTATGATATTCTAACAAGTGATAGAGAGCGACAAGAAAACATCGAACAAGGTTTCGTCGACATTGACGCGAATCTACAAGGTGATGACGACGTCGATATGGAGGAAAATATGGCAGATGAGACCGAGGCTTTGAATATAAATGGATTGAGCGAAGATTATATGGACGGTCAATATTACAGTGAGGACGAAGAAGATAATTTTTAGGCAGGCCGACTCTCACTTCATATCATTTAGGGTATTTGTCATATATCAAAAAATAAAATTTCCTCATATTATAGTAGTAATCAAATGAGTCTCAATATTAATCTGGTGTATATACGATATAATAGAGTTATGTTCGCCATCATAGCGTTTCTGACGCTATTTACCTTGGTCCATTATTCAAAACCCGGATTCGCATATAATCGACACGGTGGATTTCGCACGTTTGGCATCGGGTATAAACATAAGACGGTTGTTCCCATATGGCTAATCGCAATACTGATATCAATATTTAGTTATTTATTGGTTATGATAATTTAGTCGTGTTTGAGTGGGATAAAATTTTTATGATTACGATTGTATATAATCCAGTAGCATCGGATGGATAATCCAAGATTAACAGAACCGGGGGCGAGAAATTATATGACGAATTTATTATCAAATTGTCATAATAATCGTGTTTCAATTTATTTATATATATTGAACATCGGCGTTTTAGTAATGTTTGTTGGATCAATATCAATCATTTTGTATTATTGTTATCGAAATAAACTGGCCCCGCCTGAACAAATCCGCAAAACTCAAAAAGAACAAGACTATATATTGCAAAAAATCAGATTTTATAAGGACCATCAACATAGTATCAACTCAAGAGCATCCATTACTGGACTACCAACAACCGACTTACGCCCAGTATGATTTCATCGAAGTTGGTTTCAAGGATATATAATCTATGATTTTACTATAGATTATATAAATATATATAAAATGGATTTGTTTGAAAGACAGCGCGAAACAGCAATAGAAGAAAATAGTGCTCAAAAAACAATATTTGATGTTCTGGAAAACTTGTTTGCGACCGACACCGATATATTTTTCAAAGAACCTTTGGTCGGAGATGTTGATTTAGAAGTATTGAAAGAATGCAATTTTACAAATATCGAAAAGCTCCGGTTTTCTCCCGGAAAGATTACGAGTCTCAAAAACATACCAACCCACATAAAGGAATTATCGTGTCCGAAGAATTTACTGAATAGTTTAGAAAATATACCGGAAACATTGGAGTTGTTGAATGTCGAGGGAAATGGATTAAAAACGTTGGATGTTTCCAAGGTCAAAGATTTAAAAGTTCTCAAAGTTTCTGAAAATCGTTTGGTGGAATTAGAGAACCTTCCGCTAAGTTTAGAACAAATGTTCTGTAATAACAATGATTTAAGAAAGTTGGATTTGGATGGATTGACACAGTTGGGTGTGTTGCATTGCTCGGGAAATAAATCGATGAATATTCATAACCTACCCGAAAATATTGCGGATTTCAATAATGATAATTTACCTACGAATGAAATATCACGGTCTAAAGCAGAAGAAGACATCCCACAATATGATGTGTATGAGTCGTTGAATAAATATTTTATGTTGAAAACACAATATGAAGCCCACACGAAATCTAAGAAGAAGGCATTGTATAAAAAAATTAATAACAAAGCCAGATATAAAAAGGAAGTGGTGAAGTTGAAACCATTATGCATTAATTGTAAGAAACCTGTCGGTACTATTTTTTCAAATAAGAATCGTACATATAAAGCTATTTGTGGTGGTGTTAATTCTTCAAAATGTAACTTGGATGTAAAAATTTATATGGGCGAGTATGATAATTTGATTCATTCAATCCAAATTTGCCAGCACGCCATAGAAGAAAACAAAGAAAACATAATCAAAATGAAGATGGACACGTTGTTGGATTATGTTAGTGAATCCAAAATATCAAAAGATTTCAAAAATGAATACGACGAATATAATGGAATTAATATGATGCTGACCAATTTGAAAACGCAATACGAAATGTTGCATTTTTCAAAAGAGAATCACGAAAAACAGACTGTAAAGAAACTGGCCATTCATAAAACCATTTTGCATATACAAGAACTATTGGGAGAATACAAAAAAAATAATCAAAAAGATATATTGAAAGACGTCATCGATATATATCAAAAACAGTTGATGCCGGAAGTAATGAATCTACGACATTTGAAATACTCCATTATGAATATGGATGAAGATAAAATAAACACCCGATTTACCTTATTCCAAAGTGATAGTTATTTGAATGAAGTCGAAAGAAACATCGGTGAGCAACCACAGGTTCTCAAATTTGTAGGAAATTTCTAATTTTGTCAATATTTACTAATTAAAAAATTGATTCATTTTTATCGCAAAGTTGAAAGGCATAAACTAACTGATAGAATAATATGACTACCAATACTACTGAAATGACTACCAATACTACTGTTGAAATGACTACTCCAGTTATCAACTTACAAACACCCGTTGGCAAAGAAAAACCTTTAGCCGCAAAGTATAAAAACTATACCAAGTTTGCGTATTGGTTTATGAAACGCCTTCAAAAAGATGAAATAATAGGAGAATCTCAAGTTGGCGACGCAGTCAAGGCGCTGGGAGTCTATTTGAAATCTACCAAAGATAAACAAATTATCTTTGACGATTTCGAGAACGACTCGAAGCAACTTGACGCGGAACTAAAACAAATGGTGAAGATTAAGATTCACGAGAATCCAAACTACAAACCAAGAAAAAGAGCCCCTAAAAAAGCGAAGGTTGACGAAGAACCTGTGAAAGATTTTGACAAAGAAAACATGAATTGTGTAGTTAAAGAATTACAAGAAGTTATCGAAGAAGCAGTCGAAGAACCTATGAAAGATTTTGTCGAAGAAACTATCCAACAAGTTATCGAAGAACCTGTGAAAGATTTTGTCGAAGAGCAAGTCGAAGAACCTGTGAAAGATTTTGTCGAAGAAGTTATCGCAGAAAAGGTCGAGGAAAAGGTCGAAGAAGTTATCGCAGAAAAGGTCGAGGAAGCGTCTCCAAAAAAGGAGCGAAAGAAGTCTTCTAAAAAGAAGACGATAACCATAGCAGAAGATGATATTGTTGCGCAGATAGTAGAAGCAGCGAACGCTTGTCGCATTGACGACCCCCTGAAAGCCAAGCAACCAAGAAAGAAAAAAGTATATGTACGAGTTGCAGAACCTTTGATTGAGGAGGAAAAGACTGTAGACCCTATTCCTAAGACACTCGACGATGTTGAGGATGATGTTGTAACACCGGAATTGGAACTTGAAGAATATGTCAAATAGAGACAACAAACATAACAACAAAAATATAAAAAAAGATAGTTTAAATAAGTAGTTAGGAATAAATTAAATCCATATTTTTTTGTGTTTTATTCTCATATTTATTACAACGAAATTCCCAAACACGACCGGTAAAGGCATTTAGACTGTTCTTCGGGTTCGAGACCAAATTCATCGTGAAACTGTTCGAACATATCATCGTCGCGAAAGTCTACAGTCTTTTTTCGTTTGTTGATTTTCCCACCGAGTTTCAAAATACGTTCTTTCCATATTGGTGAATATGATGCGTAAAACAACCAATTGTTACTGAAAGCATCAAGCTTGAGTTTTGTATTTTTTTCATTTGTTTCTTCCACAACAGGGAATAAACAAACCTTCGGTAAATAGTAGTAGTTCATATGTGTGTTTACAGTTTCATATTTCATTACATCAACATTTACAGTATTAATATGTAATTGTCCACGTGCGAACACGTCATCGGTAACTTTATCGAGAAGACATATATTTTCGATAAACAACGCCAACAATGTAGGCGACATACCCTCTTCCGCAAATTTTTGGCAAACCGTCGTATGAAGGTTTTTATAGTCAGGATATCGGATTTTTACTGTTTGATATAATAAGTCAAATGGTTTTTGATGGAACCCTGACCAATACAACTCGAATGCCCAGAACAAAGCTTCATCCTGTTTATGTGTTAGTAAACAAGAAACCAACGAACGGCACACACTCATCTCATCATACAAATATCTGGTGAATATAATTGTCATTATATGTCTATTGGTTATATTGGTATTGGTTTATATGTATATTATCATTTAGAAAAAAAATCTATCAATTTTTTATATATCATCTTTTATTATATGTCTCGTATTTTTAGTTTGAAGAGTAGAGTTACAAATAGTATTGTTAGAGAGAACCAAAATCTAAACAACTATTTACAACCAGTAGGTATAGGAGGAACTGCGCGTGGGGTTTCATCTGGAAGTGGAAATGGGGCCAAAGGAGATACCGGAGATCAAGGTGCTCAAGGTGCTCAAGGTCTAAAGGGAGATACCGGAGATCAAGGTGCTCAAGGTCTAAAGGGAGATACCGGAGAGCAGGGTATTCAAGGTCTAAAGGGAGATACCGGAGATCAAGGTATTCAAGGTATCAAAGGAGATACCGGAGATCAAGGTATTCAAGGTATTAAGGGAGATACCGGAGATCAAGGTATTCAAGGACTAACCGGAGACCAAGGCACAAGTGTGTTGGACGCAAGCGGAGTCCTTACCGGTCACATAATACCTGATACAAACGCAGTATATGATTTAGGATCTGCCGAATATAAGATAAGACACTTATTTTTGTCTGATAACACGATGTATATTGGTGAAAAGCATAGTGTAGGAGTTGACGCTGGCGGTGATTTGAAATTCCGTAAAAGAAAGACCTCTACATTACCAGCATCTATTGAAAGTATTGGTGGTGCAAGTGTTCAGGGCGCCATTGATTTTGTTGTTGGAGCAAACGAATTGTCTGATTTAACAACCGCACAATTAATTGCGTATGCTCAAAGTTTAGGAAACTCTACTTTGACAGAACAAGATTTATTTAATGTAAATGACTACGAGGACAACACAAAGATTATTAAGCCAAATACCCTTTTGGACCAAGTAATCGCCGGTTCTGTGCCAGTCGTCTCAAACCCTCAACCTTTGGCAGTCATTACGTTGACACCCGGTATATGGATATTGAACGCAAATCTGGGTCTAACTTCAACTACAGATGCCAATGAATTAACAGGATTAACATTAAGTATGGGTGTAGGAGCTGCTGTAATAAATCCCGAAGTGTGCATTCAAAGAACATCTGACACTCCTATTTATACACTTTCCACAGGTAATGAAATCTACGAGAATTTGTCGACAACCTTGGAAGTAACTGAAAACACAGATGTTCATTTAATGGTTCAAGCTACATCATTATCGCCTTTACAAACAACACCTTCTTGTAAATTCACCGCAAGAAGAATCTAAGTAACGAAAAACTTTGTATGAAAAGAGTATAAATACAATTCACCATAATATTTATACGTAGTTTAGAAATACAATGAATCAAATTATACGTACATTAGACCATGAAGAGATGCAGGAAGTGATGAGTCATTTCCCTGAAATCGAACTTTCTTATGAGACCGTTCCCCATAAGAAAGTTTCCAAATCATACAATATATGTCTGGCGATTCCTTATGGTGAAAAGAAGGTGTTTGTATGGTTTACCTATTTAGGTGATCGAGATGCTTGTTTTACGCTGGAATTGAATCGTAATAAAAAGGTTACCAAAGTGAACTTAGTAATTATGGATGTTCCACTACAGTTGGCTAAGAATACGTTGTTTTATGGAACCATTTTGGAAAACGGTGTATTTATAATCGAAGACATTTACTATTACCAGGGCGAGACGATGAAAACCCTTTATTTTGGTGAAAAGTTGGGTTTTATGGAGTTATTTTTCAAAAACTTAGTAGAATGGTCACAAACAACTTATGATGAAGAAACGCTGAAAATACCGTATGAAATGGGGAAGGATTTAGCGCCGAAATTGTTGCGTGTTTTTCGGTTGCCATATTTGTGGACCATCCACAATTCCCATTCATACGATTGTGTGTATGAAATTCCTCAAGAATATTTGATTGAAGGTAGTTATGAAATACATCATACACAATATCGATGTTTGAGCGAATTAGCCCCTTATATGAATACGTATCCTGTGCGAAAGAATCTAATCAAGAAGCCCGAAGATAACACCAAGATGATGATGATGTTGCACAATCGAAAGAATCCGAATCACCGCGTAGATGTGAGAAAGCCTCAATATAAAATGAAGACGACTTTCATTGTGAATGCGGATTTTCAGCACGATGTGTATCATTTACGAGCGTATGGGCGTAATAAAACACTAATATATTACGATGTAGCGTACATTCACAATTATGAGTGTAGCGTCTTTATGAATTCGTTGTTTAGGAATATCAAGGAAAATTCCAATTTAGATTTCATAGAGGAAAGTGATGATGAAGAAGACTTTGAGAATACCGCGGTGGATAAATACGTTAATTTAGAAAAAACTTTAATAATGGAATGTATTTTCCATCCCAAGTTTAAAAAATGGGTCCCACAAAGAGTTTCACAAGGGAACCAGAAAGTTGTTCATATAGGTCAATTGGTGAATGGATACTGATGCGTTTTTTTCTATTATATATATATATTATAATGGCTAATTCATCTATCCCAACGAGCGCTGTGAGTGCCACTCACCCAGGAATGTCTGTATTCAATAGTAATCAGGTGGGTGGAAAAAAACGTATCGGACGACCACGCAGAAAGATCGGTCGACCATCCAAAAAGGATGTAAAGAGACGTGCTGCTGCCAAGAGTGCGCGAAAGAAGGGTAAGACCGCACGTAAATCTGTTGGAAAGAAAACCAAGAGCAGAGGTACACGAAGAGGATACTTTTTTTAAGTGTGTGAATGATTCGATTCATAGTATATCTAATTATACTATGAACTCAAGAAGGGAAGTACTTTTTTGAAATATTAAAATATCCCAAAATATATTATAGTCAATACAACATAATATGTTGGATAAGAAACCCAATATCATAAATTATCTGTTCAAGGAATATGTGAAGGAGAATAAATTATCGGTGGGAGTCATCACGGGATTAAGTGTAATCCTGGCGTTGATTCAAACACACGGCATCAATGCTTTTGTTGCGAAGCTGATTGAGTATACAAAAGACGGTTCCAAAGACAGTATATGGAACGCATTCTACATATTATGTGGCCTCTACGTGTTGTACCAAGGACTTTACTATGTATTTTACGAGTTTCAAAATAGTATTATTTATTCTATGAAACCTTGGGGTCGATACAAATTATTGGATATGATTATGCAGGTAAATACTATAAATTTCAGCGAAGAGAATTTCGCTTCCAACATTTCCCCCATTAATCGCATTTCAGACTTATTTGCGTGGTTATTAAGCGATATGGCGTCGTATATCTTTCCTGATGTGATTTTTACCCTTATTACTGGGGTTTATTTCTTCCAATTGGATATATCATTTTCTGGTGTATTTATTGTAGGAAACGTGTTGGTATTGTTGTTTTACTTTTGGAGATTCCACAGTTTGGAAGAACAGAATTTAAAGTATGAACACCAGATGACTGAAACTGAGAGTAAAATGATTGATATGTTAAATAATATGGACCGTATTGTTTTCCGTGCGAAAGCTAATGATGAGGCTGCTACTTATAAAGTGTTGGCAGAAGAAAATACCAAAAACGGAATAGAATATCAAAAAATATCGAATATAACAAACACAGGAATGCACATAATAATGACGATTGTGTATTTAATATCTGTTGGTTTTTTGGTAAAATTAGTCATCAGTAAAAAGATTGAGCACGTAGATTTCATAACTTCGTTGACTTTATTGATGGTATTCAGAGAAAAATTAATTGGAACCTTCGAGCAACTCCCACAAATAATTTCTTACATCGGTCGTATCGAGAACGCCACGAATCACATGAAACATGTCAATGATAATTTTATGAAAGTCGTCAATAAACCTGCCCTAAAAAAACACAACCTGAAATTCGAACATTTTAAATTCGAAAATGTCGATTACAAATATCAAAATAGCGATAAAATGGTTCTCCAAAAACGAAATCTCGAAATAAAACCTCAAAAACATAATGTTGTTGGAATCACCGGACCTTCGGGCTGTGGCAAAAGCACCATTTTAAAACTTCTCATAAAAATTTATCCTTTAACCAGCGGTAGAATCCTTATTGATGGAGTAGACATTAAAGACATCGACCCATTTGAACTTAGAAAGGATATTACCTTTGTGAATCAAAACTCCAAACTATTTGATAAAAAGGTGGTTGATAATATGTTTTATGGGTGTACTGATATGGAACGGTGTAAATCGTTTTTAGAACAAATTATGAAATATCCTAAAGTCGCAAAACTGTATGAAAATGTCGACATAAACAATAAACGGTCGGGCCAACTCGGTGAAAACTTGTCGGGCGGACAACGCCAAGTAGTGAATCTTATTAGTGGTTTCATCAACCCATCTAAAATACTCATTTTGGATGAACCAACAAATGCTCTGGACCCTGAACTCAAACGCGAAGTTATACAGATCATTCAAGACTTTAAAAAATACAAGCAAAATGTCTTCATTATTAGTCACGACCAGGAAGTGTTCAAAATATTCGACGAAGAAATAAAGATGTGATAATAATGGTCGATTTATCAACTTTTTAGAGAATCTATATATAAAAAATTGATTCACTTTTTTGTGTATTGTGTATAGGCATAAACCTCAATATAATATAATGACTACTACTCAAACACAATCATTTACCGATTTCAATACTACTATGTTGTTGGAAGGAGACAATACACAACTGAATAACTGGCTATATGGCACAGGGAACAAGAGTATCTATATCCAAACGCTCCCTCAAGACTTAGGTGAAGACACTCTACGGGATATTTTCCAATATTTCGGAGAAATATTCCGTGTGGACATAGTGAAGAAGAAGGAAGGGACTATGAATATGGCGTTTGTCCATTTCCGGTATTGGTATAGTAATCCGTTGATCGAATACCACTTGAAAAATATCACTTGTTCCTATCCGAAATCATACGACCTTCCACTTATGGGGTTGTCGATTCAGTATTTGAAGTGTCGTGTCAACACAAATCCAATCCGACCAGACCTCGAATACAACAATGTCCAACTCACCGATATGGCGGACAGAATCCGAAGGGACCACGAGGCCCTCAAGAGTGAGAATGAGGAGCTGAAGAAGAGGATATTCAATCTGGAACTAATTATGAAAATCCGAACAAATGTGTAGACACGTCATAAAAACAAATAAAAACGCGTAGATAGGTAGATAGATAGGTAGGTAGATATAGTAAAAACAAATCTAAAATTCCTCATTTTTTATTGCGATAACAAATACTCATTTAGAAAAAATATTGTCTATAGCATTTTATATACATTATAATGGACGTTGGAAGGGCTATATCGCAAGTTGCGTTCATATTTTTGATTTTTGTAGTGGTCTCAAGTGGGTATGTATCCGATGTGTTGTCTTGTCAAATGCAAAACTTGTTGAAAAACAATTTGTATGCGAGACACATAATTGGCGTGATTATGATTTTCGTATTTATCATGTTGGAAGGTGGGTGGGATTTCGATAAAAAAAGACAAGATAAGTCCCCTACTGACTGGGCCAGTGGAAACACAGTCAATACATTCATCTATGCGATTGGTATTTACTTATTGTTTTTGATTTCTTCCAAGAGTCAATTGATACCCAACCTGGTATTCTTTTCATTGGTGTTTATTCTATATTTCGTGAACACCTATAGAGCATATATGTATGACCGCCAGGAAATTACCGAAAAAACCAATCAACAAGTTCTATATATCGAATATGGACTATTATCCGCGGCAGCTATCGTTTTGGTGTATTCTTTTAGCGACTATGTTGCCTATCAACGAAAAATGAGAGGTTCGGGGTTTAAATGGCACAAGTTTTTAGCCGGGGTATCTGAATGCGCAAGTGCATAATCGGATGAGCATTTACACATACGAAATGAGTTCTTGTGTTTGTTCTTCTTCTGATAATTGAATCATACATACGCCACCTTCTTGTGGGTCCTTCTTTGACTGTTTTTTATTACAACCACCGGATGACTTTGGGTCAAAGTCGACTTTCCATTTATCACAGTCTTCCATATTGACATATTTCCCACTCGTGTTGTATATGATTTTATAATTACATTTTTTATAAAATCGTTTGCGGGTTTTCCACTGATTTTGAAATGTATCGTGTAAATCAACGATATCCACCACAATCGGATTTTCGTGTTTCGACCGCAATATACGTCCAACAGATTGCTCAATATCGGTTTTAGGTGTGGCCATTATTAGTGTAGAAAGTGTTTTAATATCCAACGCCTCTGCCGCCATAGCGTATGTCGCCAATACAATTTGTTTCGCTTCGGTTTCTTTCAACGCCTTCTCTTTCATTCCTCCTACATAATATCCCACGGTACCAATACTCTTGTGTTGGATAGCGTCGTGTAAATATGTTAGCAATGACCGATTGTGAGCCAATATCATAATTTGTTTCCCGCTATTTTCCGTCAATAAGTCTTGTGTGACTTTTACGATGAAATTTTTGCGGGGACCAAAGTCGCATAATTTACTGATCATCGTGCTATATTTAGGATTTCCTCGAAAGTCATATTCCATTTGTATGAAATCGGGGTCAGTATGTTGAAACTGAATCCCTCGAACTATAACTGGGTCTTCCTTCTCGGAATCATCGTGATATATCTTGTCGCCAATAAACATATGTAATACGCTGGTCAATCCATCTTTACGGTCCACCGTGGCGGAAATTCCCAACATATATGGTGTTACGGTCTTCAGCAATGTTTTGGAGAATTCTTCGCTGCCAATTCGGTGAACTTCGTCGATGATGGTGAGTCCAAAACTGTCGAAAGAACCTGCTGGAAAATCGCGGCTATACATTGTTTGAATCATTCCTAAGACAATATCGCGGTCGTCCACCTCGAATTTAGGTCCCTGTATTTTTCCGATGCGAGCCGAGGGGAGAAATTCGCCGATGCGTTCTATCCACTGATTCATTAGGAATTCTTTATGAACCAGTATCAAAGTCTTTTTCTGGACTTTGCTTATAATATTTAAAGCCATCACCGTATTATGTGTAACGGTGAAGTCGCCCAAAACAAACCGTCGATTTCCATCGATTTCGAATCCATAATAGTCATCGACAATAGTTTTGACAACCATAATTTCGTATTCCATGTTATCACTTATAGGGATCATCAACGTTTTCTGTGGTGGTTTTTCAAACACAATATTGGCTCTGTATCCTAAATAATTGTTTTTATCAGGCAGCGAAAGGTATTCTAATACACTCATATCCACTACTGTCTTTGTATACCGATATTTCAAAGACAATATATGGCTTTCATTCACTATGTATGGAACCCCGCTCTTTGGAATCACTTTGTACATTTGTTCTTTTCCCCTTGCCAAGGTCAACACATTCCGTGGAGTTGAATCGTCGCCCATTATAACATCGCCTACACAAACATCTTGGACCATTTCAATCGAACCGTCATACATCAATATTGGCGTGTCTTTGCCTAAACATTTCCCTTTACCGCACCCGACTTCCAATATACCGCCCCCACCAGTCGAACCATCTTTATCCAAGTGGTTCAAATAAATGTCAATGATTTCTGTTTGATAATCACGAAGGGGTTTGGTGAATTCGAGGTCGCACGGGTCTCCAAGAGAAATGTCGGTTTTATGAGGTCTTCCGTAGCGTTTTTCCCCGTAAAATCGCGGTATGTATATTTTGTTGGGGCTTTCGCGGTAAACCGGAAAAGATACGACATCTGTGGGTGCTCCCATATTAATTCCAGGTTTGGCTTTTAGAAAAAGGTCATCTTTCAAGAACGCGATGTCTTGTTCGGATAATATAGATTTAGGTATAGTGTAGCCTCGTCGGCCCAGATAGGCTTTCTCACACACTCCGGATTTATATGATTCGGAAATGGCAATGTTGGGGCGTTCGTCTTTTGTATTCTTCTTATTTAATGGCGTTTTTCGGTAATTATTGAAGGGTTTCATCAGTGATGGTCAAAGTCGTTTTAATATGTATGACGAATACTGTTTAAATGGATTCAATTTTTTAAAGTTTTCATTTATATATTTTGTTTTCATATAGTATATAAATCATTATGAAGTTGACCGATTTCACTAAATCCTTATCCACCAAGGAAATTGTCGTTCTATTGGCCCTTGTAGTTTATTTAATATTTCCATTCCCAACTCCTCAAATCGTTGCCCCCTTTGTCAACGGTTCCATGGGACTATTGACGATTTTTATTGTAGTGGTTCTGGTGTTTTTATATGCCAATCCTATTTTAGGAGTAGTCTTCATTTTTGTCGCATATGAACTATTACGAAGAAGTGCTTCTGTCTATAGTGCACGCCCTATGATGAAACACAGTCCAACTGAACGCAAAAAGACCCAAGAAATGGTCAAGATGAACCCACCCAAAGAAACCTCTTTGGAGGAACAAGTCATCCAGAAAATGGCGCCTGCTCAAAAAGAATTTATTCGCGATGATAGTGGTAGCAATTTCAAACCTGTGTATGACCTTGTCAATGGTGTGTCAAGAGCATAATTTCCATATTTATACTTCAGTATTTGTCTAACATTTTTAATTATATTAGACAAATGTATTCTTGTTATCAAGTTAATATTTTTGTTTTTCTTCTTCTTCTTCATTTTTGGTTTGGTCCTCTTTATCGTTTAGGAGTTTTGCCTTAACAATGTAGAAAATAGTAATGTAAATATCAAATAATAAACCGAAAAACCAGAATGAACCAGATTTAGTGGCTATTAATACAATCGTGGATACTACAAAAAAGGCGATGAGAATAAATCCGGTGAAGACAGTGGATAATTCTCCGACATTTTCAGACAAGAAATCAAACAGGTCTTGTTTAATATTTTCCACGTCATATTCATCGGGGTCTGCGTCATTTGGGTTCTCATTTTTGGGGCTATTTTCATCCTTCTGAACACATTTAATCAATTCAGTATAATCTGAATCCGGACTGATCTTATAAAAATAAATGCGCAACATAGAGACAACGAAAAGTATAAACACCAGTAATGCGGTTGTAGTTTGCCCCTTGCTGTTTGTAGAAACTCCACTACTCATTAGAGCATAGATAAACATAATCATTATGGCACATATGTAAATGTCGATGGAGTATAATCTGCCAGCGCGGGCCATACACGTATTCAAATTGGTATTTTCATTTACGAGGTCGATGATAAGATATCTATACATAGAAGGTGCCCCTAAATATCCTAAAATCATCATAAGAAAATACGATGTGAAACTGACAACTACCTTGATGTATTCATACTCGGCATCTTGGAGACTATACTTTCCTTTCAGAGGAATCTCTAAATTAGCTTGATTTTGAATGTCGGATTCGGCTTCTTCGATCGGTTGACAATATGCCGTAGAAGTGCTCGTTTCACTTTCGAAACCCTCTGTCAATGAAGATGGTGTAGGAGTTGTAGTATCGAGATTCTGGTGAGAAGCAATTATGATTTTATACGATTCATCGTAGTTTTTCACCACATCCACCATTTGAAAAGAGTCGAACGATGACTTTACCTCTATTGGCTCCGTAAATAATATAACAGATTGCTCTGTTAAATACCCTGGACTATCATAAAGAATAGTTTTTGTGTCTGACTTACCAAGAATGTCGTTCAGTTCGAGTTCAATTATGGATTCTTTCTGCGAGATAATATTATCAAGAACCGTTTGTTTGATTTTCTTGTTTGTTTTCAATGGGATGCACACATACAGCGGTTTAAACCCGTTGGTATTTGACACGTGTTCGATGAGAAGCTCACCTTCGAAGTTCATCGAGTCTATGGTGTGAACTTTCTTAGATATATAGATGTTTTTGGTTACGTACCCGGATTCGTAGTCGGCGTAGTCGATATTGATAACATTCGGTTGTTGGGAATACGCGATTTTTATATACCCACCATTCTCAACCGTTTTTTCATATTGATTTTTATATATTTTCTGTGTTGGATAATGATAATGTATCTTGTCAAAATCACCTATTTCTTTATCCTGTATATTAAATGACATGTAGTATATAATTATAATACATATAAATATATCACCGTGAAATTCGAATGGTTCCTAAAACCACTATTTTCATATAAGAATTACAAATATGGGATGTATCTGAATGTTCCGTTTTCGTATAAAGTTACAGTGAATGTATCTTTGTAACCCTCCACATAAACATTATCACCATTATACAAATCATTACATCCGTATTCTCCGGAACAGCTCTTGCCGTTTAAACTGATTGGAAGTCTTGTGTTCATATTTCCCGTAGTGGACATGGTATAATATTGCCATTTGTCTCTTCCGGTTTGCTGTTTTCGTCCCATTAGAGGCAATATCAAGTCGTCTGATTTTCCATTCAACGTTTGGTGTTGCTGGCTTCTTGTTAGAATACCGACTTGTGTGTAATCCATATTCGTTCCGCGGGTTTCCACATTGACAGGGACGGCCATTCGAGATTGTGTTTGAATGATGTGGGAATTGTTTTCGGGAGGACCCATATTTATCGGAGGTTGGTTGCGACTGTCGACACCAATTTGTATGATAGGCGGCATATATTTTGCGTTGGATTCTCTATCGGACGACGCGGAAAGTGATCGCGGTTTTCCCAAGATGGTGTAATAGAAAAAGGCAATCATAAATATGATGATGAGTAACAACGCGATGGTCATGTTTTCAATACAAAACATTCCGGGCGCGCATTTTTTCGGCATAATTCGATGTTCCTATTTATATATATCATACATATAAATAGTGACTACCCTATGGTTTTAGAATCTATGAAAATGCTTTTTTAATTCGATTAATGGTGGAAAATGCCTTTTGTTTTTTATATTCCGGTGGTTTTGGGAATTTTGTTTTACAAGTATAGCATTTTGACATAACCGAATCTGGAAAATGGATAATATGAATACCGGTTCCTAAACCTTCTGGTTCTGGACTATGAATGTACTTATCAATCTCTTCAAGGAAGCACCAAATATCCTTTTCTATTTTTGTCAGTTCGATTTCAGTTAAATACTCCAAGAACCAAAAAGTAAGTTTAAACGGTAAATAAATAATACGACCAGCAATATCTAACATATACCATATGAAACACTGAGGAAGATTAATGATACCGTTTACCCCACACATAAACAAATTGAATAACCAGGGTATAAATTTCACGAAAAACCAGGGAACTGCCTCTCCAAAAAACCATTCAAATACAGTATAATAAAATAACTCAAAAAAGGCAGCAACTACCATAAAAAGAATCATCAAAATCGCATAAATATTAGAAATAATAAATTTGGTTATCAGTCCTGTAATTTGCATCAGTCCCGATTGGATTCGGTCTACTACTTGAAATAACATACTACTTATTGTATTTGCCATAATTAATGGATCCATTGGGCCCATCATTTTAATAAATTATATGCTATATAAACTATAGAATATAATGTCGTTGTCCAACACAACATACATAGACTATTTGAATTCGTTGGAAAATTTGAAAGTTTTGTTTTTCTTCGTGCGACAAAACGAACGGTTGGTTCCGTTTGCTATTTTGCATTCTTTGTATTTTCGACATTTATTTGGATTTTTCACGCTTTTCCCTTTACACACACTTTGTGGTTTATATGTATAAATCATTGGAATTCCATCGTCCATAGCCTCGACTTTTTTCTCTTTTCCCAGTTTACTTTGAAATGCTTCGTTATAAAATCCTTTGTAATATTTTCCGATGATTTTGTTGAGAACCTTGTCCTTCGCGGTTTCATTGTTAGAACTTTGCGCCAATCTCAATTCTTCTAAAAACGCCGTATTGGTATTTGAAGAATCTATAAAGCGAAAATTGAGTTTGTAGTAAAATGAGATTACCTTTTCTATTGCGCTTAATTTCACATATTTTACTTTGAGCGTTTTCCCAAAATTTATGATGGCTTCGATAATGTTTTTCCCGCTATATTTTATCGCGCGTGAAATGCTGCGTCTATTCATCGAATGGAACTTGGAATTGCATATTAAATCGATATATAAATGTTTGGGATTCGAATGTAAAGTTAAGTAAGAAAACCCCCGAATAACGTTATCGAAAGTGTGACAGATTAAATAATCGCTGTTTTCACTACAATGTTGTATGAATTCATCGGATACTTCATTAAAACATAGGTTTTTCTTCCCTATTCTGCTAATTCTTTGAGAATAATGTTCAAACAATTCCGGTTCTTTCTTCCTACATATGATTTCTATTTGAGACATATATATAATTATTATTATGTATATACTATAAAGCACATTTATTCGCTTGGTTTTGTATTATTAAAAAAGGACATATTCTTGGAAATACTATTGATGGTCTCCAATAGTGGTTTGTATTGATTGATGCTGCTTAACATTTTTTCCTGTGCTAAAATAACCCGGTCAGAATTTTTCTCATAGTTCATTACACTTTCTTGATCATAAAAATCTACTTTGTTGAACGATTCTTTCATACTATTGTTTGCGTTCAATGCCATATTAAGTTCTTTTGATTCTTTGGCATTATTCAGTTTCAACGGGTTTTTAGGGGAAGGTGTTGTTGTATTTCCAGAAATGTCGGTGTCTTCGGCTTCATCTTCAGCATCATTTTCCTCGGCATCATTCTCCTCGTCATCCTTCTCCTCGTCATCACCTTTTTTTTCTGTCTCGTCGGTTTCATCATCTTCAAATCCTTCTACAATATTTTTTCCGGCATTAGGTCCCAACATCAAAATATTTGTAGAAGCAAGGGCGACACACACGACTACCAACATATTTTTACTAAAGTATCTTGTTAGAACCGCGATTAATAGTAAGATGGTCGCAAAATAGTAATTCCCCATTTGCAGTAAGTATACGAGTTGTGTAAGAGCAACGATAAAGAAAGCATACAACAAATACTTATTGTATAAAATGGATACATTAGACTTGTAATTGAATATGTTTTTTCCAAGTTTTGAAACGGATTTTAACATCGATGAATTATAATATATATATAGAAATAGAAATATTGAAATATAGAAATCGACGAAGCACTTCACACACAGTATCTATCTATTCTTCCATATACTCTGTAGGAATGCATTCTCCAGAATATATTTCGAGAACTTCTTTGACAACATCTTCACGTAGTATATCGGTTTTGTCGAATTCTAAACTGGTAATACTCGATGATCGTTTTCCCTTGAATTTATCTAAAAAGTCTTCCAATCCGTTTGTGGTTTCTGGTTTATCGTATTGTTCTAAATCTCCGGTGATAACCAACCGACTGTTTTCTCCTAAACGAGTCATTAACATCTTCATCTGAGACACGGTTGAATTCTGCATCTCATCCGCTATTAACCAAGCGTTTTTGAATGTTCTACCGCGCATATAACCCAAAGGTGCGATTTCAATGGATTTTTCTTCCATATATGCGGAGATTTCCTTTGGTGACAAAAACTGGTACAATATGTCATAAATAGGACGAACCCAAGGAGCCATTTTCTCTTCCAAATTTCCAGGCAAATAACCTAAATCTTCATCCACAGAAACAGATGGGCGCGTGAAAATCAACTTGTCATACTTCCCGGTCAGGAAATTTTTCACTCCATATTCGGTGCCAAACATCGTTTTCCCTGTTCCGGCTGGCCCTGTAGCAACAATTATTTTCTTATTTTTGTTTTTCAACATCATCTCATAGTTTTCTTGATTTTTGTTTTTAGGCTTCGAAAATTTGCTCTCAAAAATAGATTTATCCTTTTGTGACATATATTTAATGTTTTCGTATGGTCTTTGAAGCTTTTCACCGGATTCTTTGCTGTCGTCACACTTGGAATTGGCGGGTTCTTCTTTAGGATACTCCGAAAAATATGTGTTTAATAGAGATTTTTCTGACTGCTTCTTAGGTTTCCTTCCCCGGCGTTTTTTTTCCGTTGTGGGCTCTTCACCTAAAAAGTTGTCACAAATATTCATCTCTTTTTACATTACTAAAGGACTTTATTTCTTGGGATGGATTTTCGGCGTTGGTCTTACACATTAATTTAACCATTTATATTGGGTTGGATATGCGGTGGCTTTTTCCAAATACGTATTTTTGAATAATGTTTATAAACAATTATTCAAACAACTATGAAATAAAACATATTATGTAAACAATAGTTATAGGGGTGTAAGTATGACAGAATACATTCATATTGGTGATATATTAGCTATACCGTTTTTCTTTTTATTGGCAGTTTACTTTTTGAATAAGAAGACGAAAACTCAATTTGAATGGTTATTGCTTGGGTTTAGTATCAGTGGACTATTTGCGGATATATGGTTTACATTTATGTATGTGCAAAAACGGTGGGCATAGCATGTCTGATGCTATGTGTTTTTTGCCGCTTCGGCGGATAATATGGATTACACCTCCAAATAAAAGTATGTAAATTATATATACTTTCAAGATGAAGAAAAAAACAGAAATTATAGATATAATAAATGACCTCCCGACAAATAAGAAGAAATTAGCAAAAAAAGTGAAAGGGTCGATTCCCAAACACGATATATTATATTCTTTCATTGGTAGTGTTGAGGAGACGAGAGGGAAAATTAATTCCATTCAAAAACCTCCATTGACACCCCATCAAAAAAGGATAATATTACAAAAAATGAAAGTTGGTTCTCATAAACAAAAACAGAAAGAAGTGATGGAAGTGATGGATAAACTTATATCTAAACCTGAAAAATTCGAAAAAGGGAAATTAGAAGAATTGAAAGCTTTTAGGAAAAAAGTAGGTAACATCAAATTACGCAAACTAAATCCACAAACTCGAGAAATTGCTTCTAAACTGTTAATATCAATTACGCACGGAACAAAAAAGAAATCATCGACAAAAACTGTAAAACGCCGTGAAAACTCAAGTGATAATAAAAAAAAACAAACTAAAAACAAGACACGAAGACGAAAGGTACAAGGTGGAAGCGTTGCTGATGCGTTGATGACGGTTGCCTCTTCTTCTTCATCTTCTTCTTCATCTTCTTCTTCATCTTCTCCAGGTTTCATCGACACTTATATTACGCCTTACGTGGAAGATGTGATTCAATGGTCATTTGATGGATTAGCTGATATTGCGACATGGGTGTTTGACTTCATGGCCGGTATATATTTATGGGTTCCTTACGCTGGCGTAGTTGTTGTAGGATACGTGTTATTTTTCCTGGTTGATGCGTTTCAAACAATTATCGGTATTACACCGATGGGTTATACCGGTCTAACTGACTGGTTGGTACCAAATAAAGGAACTTTAGGATTTGGCACGCCGTTTGAATGGATGGAAACTGTTCCAAATTGGCCCAAAGAATTATCGGATGATTTGACTATGATTACTACAGGTGTTGGTAAACATATTATTGAGCCGTTGAATACTGAAGCTACCAATGTGTATGATGAAATTACTACAGGTGCTGATACATATATTATTGACCCGTTGGTAACTGGAACTACCAATGTGTATGATGAAATTACTACAGGTGCTGATACATATATTATTGACCCGTTGGTAACTGGAACTACCAATGTGTATGGTGAAATTACAAACTCTTTTTCCTCCTCAATAGACTCCCTCAGTGATATAAAAACAACTTATGAACCTGCTATACTAACAGGTGACGTCGTATTAGAAACTGGCGTTGAAGCTGCAACGACCAACCGTCGAGGTATGATTCCTAGTAATATTCAAATTTGTATGATATGTCTGAAAGCAGTTACGGGATACGGATTGTTGGCTGCGTTACTTACATCTTTACCGTCGTATCTAATCAATAAACGAACCGAAATTCAAAGCGCATATGATAATATATCAAAATATGGTTGGTTAATTGCTTTATTTCCACTTGAAATTGAGCCGGACAGTAACTTCTATTGTGAAAAAGAAATAGATATCGTCAAAGAAAGAGAACGAATAGACTTGTTGTTCGATGATAAAAATATTATAAATAACCCCAGCACATTGACAAAAATAATCGACAAATTAGAAATTAATGGGCGTAATTTAAAAGAATTTCAAGAAGTAGTTTATGAAGATATCCACGATATAAATATAAATTTATTCAATAACAAGGACAAGTTTGCGGATGATTTTGAAAAGTTCCGAAAGCAAATCAATATTGCAAAAAACATCGAGTTTACACGTAGTATGATATTATCAAGAAAACGAATTATTGAGAGTTCGGAACAAATTGTACTGGCTATTGAAACTATGACCAAAAACAATAGTAAAAATGACAATATTAATTATATTCGGCTTTTAATTGATAATATTCGAAAACTTGTCAAGGAAACCATAACTGAAGGGTATGAATATTGTAAGAAAAAAAGTGGACAAGACAATTGTAAAGAAATCAAGAAGGAAACAGAAACAAAGGAAACAGAAACAAAGGAACCAGAAACAAAGCCTGCTAAAGTCTCGAAAAACTCCACAAGAAAAAGCACATCTCCGGACAAAAAATAAATGAATCAATTAGGCATAGAGCTGTTGCCAAGTATTCCCATCTTGCCAATGTATTTTTCGTCCACTCTTTCTCGCATAATATTTATTGTTGTGTTTTTTATCGGTTTTCATACTAAAATCAACGACAAGATTGTATTTTTCGCCTTCATATTCAAACAGTTTGGATTTTTTCGCAGTAGCCGTCCAATATCCTTTCTTCTTTTCATCTGAGCCATACGCACCATTTATTATGTATGAATCATTGTCGGTCTTGCTCAATATTCTCAAACACCCTCCGTGTTTTGGATCGAAGTAATAAAGACTCTTTTCCATTATACATTGTGTTGATAATTTTTATAATACGTTTGACTTGACGAATTATATAATGGGGAAATCATATAAAAGATACCAAACAATATACTATACTGTATTTATCTATACATTATAATGTCATCATTTGATTCTTGTGTTGTAACATTAAAAACTCTTATAGAAAACGATTCATTCGACGAATTGAAAGATTTCATAAAAGCGAATGATTTGAAAATTGAACCATTTTTGATGGATGGCCTGCCCGATATTCTAAACAAATTAGCAAACAAATCAACTATGGATGCTGCAAAAGAAGTTGGAGAACAGGTAATAAAACAAATGAACCCTTTTGCGATGAAACAGTATATGGATATTTTGTATGATCACTTTGATTCTATGAAATGGCAGATAAAGAAAGGTTCCCTCATTTTATTGGGTTCATTCGCTAAGCACCAATCGAATATTGTCAAGTTTAATCTCCCCGATATGATTTTGCGAGTCATAGATATGGCTGGAGATGTAAAACCCGAAGTGAAGGCCCAGGCCAATAAGTGTTTTGAGGAATTATGTTCTGTTATTGACAACGTAGACATCATAAAAATCATACCCGATGTTATAAAAGCGTATATGGAACCCGTAAAGTATACTGAACAAGCTCTCGATAGTCTTGTGGCGACAAGTTTTATTAACGAGGTGGATATGTCTACTTTGGGTTTATTGGTGCCAATTTTGAAGAAAGGAATGTTCGAAAAAAAAGTGGCCATCAAGCGTCGTTCTGCGTTAGTGATTGGTAATATGTGTAAATTAGTGAATGACCCAAGAACCGCCGCTTTTTTCTATCCCGTTTTGAAACCCGTTTTAGAACGTGGAATTGATGAAATCGCCATTGAAGAAGTACGAAAAGTATGTCAACATTCGTTGGACACCCTTCAGCGTGTTAGTAGTGAAGCTGCCGAAATAAGTGACACCGTAATGAAGTATGACGACTTACGAACCCTTATTGTAGAATGTGTGAAAAACGCTCAACTCCCGGAACAAAATACTCGTGTGTTGGATCATATGGCTAAATGTTGCGAAGGTCTTATTCAATCAAATAATCGCGCGTATGAAGATTGGTCCGCGTGTTTGACTCCTTATCTTGAGTCCTCGGATGAAAACCAAACAAAACAAATCGTCGAAAAGGTTCATACAGAAGGTATTGCGAATTTGACTCCCGATAAAGTCGACCCCGAGGACGAAGAAGAAGATTTATGTAACGCGCAGTTTTCATTAGCATATGGTACACGCGTATTGCTTCATCAAACACCATTCCGTGTAAAAATTGGCCGAAAATATGGGTTGGTAGGTCCAAATGGTGCGGGTAAATCCACATTGATGAAGTCTATTGCCGGAGGTAATTTACAGGGATTTCCTACAGAATTAATTACTGTATATGTGGAGTGTGAGATTATTGGGGAAAAGGCAGATATGACTGTGCTTGACTACATAATGAGTGATGAAAAGGTCAAACAAAATGGATGTAGCGAAGAGACTGTGAAAGAGATGTTGACATCGATGGGGTTCGGTGTTTCGCGAACGGCCGCCGCAATAGATGCGGCTGTGAGCACTCTATCCGGTGGTTGGCGTATGAAACTGGCTTTATCAAGGGCCATGCTGTTGAATCCGGATATGTTGTTGTTGGACGAGCCTACAAATCATTTGGACCAGTTTGCGGTGAAATGGTTGACGGATTATATTATAGATTTGAAGACTTGCACATGTTTGTTGGTTTCTCACGACACGAAGTTTTTGGATGCCGTCTGCACAAACATTATCCATTATGAGAATTTGAAACTGAAATCCTATCGTGGTAATTTGTCTGAATTTGTCAAACAAAAACCCGAGGCAAAGGCGTATTATGAATTGTCCAGCGATATTGTTGCCTTTCATTTTCCCGAACCAGGACCGTTAGAAGGTGTGAAATCTTTGACTAAAGCCGTTTTGAAAACTAAAAACATATATTTCCAATATCCAACAGCGCCACATCCACAGTTGATTGATGTGTCGATCCAGTGTTCGTTGGCTTCACGTGTAGCGGTTGTTGGAGTGAATGGTGCTGGTAAATCTACACTGGTGAAACTGATGGTGGGGGAGTTAGAAACTGACCAAGGCGTGGTTGAGCGGCATCCTAATTTGCGAGTGGCCTACGTTGCGCAACACGCGTTTGCTCACATAGAAGACCATTTGGATAAAACTCCCATAGAGTACATTATGTGGCGGTATCGTGGAGGTATTGACAAAGAATCCGTTCAAAAAGATTCTATTACTATGAGTGAAGAGGAAATGTCGGCGATTCGCAAGAAAGCCAAGGAAGAGAAAACTGGAATTGTGGAAGAATTGAAAGCACGCCGCACCGGAAAACGCGAACACGAATATGAAGTGATTTGGGAAGGAGATGGCCGAGAAGATAGTTGGCACACGCGTACAGAATTATTGGAAATGGGATACAAGAAGTTGTTGGATGAGAAGGACCAGCAAATCGCGGCGGAGTCTATGTTAGGTCAGCGTAAATTAACTACCGGAGAAATCCAGAAACATTTGGATTGTTTTGGATTAGAGCCGGCGTTTGCCGAGCATACCCGGATGGGGGCTTTATCTGGAGGACAAAAGGTAAAAGTGGTTTTGGGTGCGGGATTGTGGAATTTGCCTCATTTGGTTATTTTGGATGAACCTACCAATTTTTTGGATAGAGATTCTTTGGGTGCTTTAGCTTTAGCGATCAAAGAGTTCAAAGGAGGAATTTTTATGATTTCACACAACGCAGAATTTTATGAGGCTTTATGCCCGGAGAAATGGATTTTGGAGTCGGGTAGATTAACGGTGATGGGTGCTGAATGGATGGAAGAAGTGGAAAAAGCGCGCAAGAAAGCCGAAAAACTGGCATCTCGACAGTTGAATTTAAATAAAGATGAAGAGAAAAAGGATGCATTAGGAAACACCATCGAAAAAGCACCAGAAGAAGCCAAAGAACTTAATCGTTCGGATAAAAAACGATTATTGAAATTACGGAAGGATATGGTAAAACGCGGCGAAGATACATATGATATAGATTTACAATTGGGGATGGAATAAATATAAACAAATATCAAATATACAATGTATACAAATATATGAGTATAGAAGACGTATTGTGTAGTATGCAATACGGAGTTTGGAACGTGTATAAGTTTTTTGAATCCTTCGCAGAATACTGTGTCGAACATCGAATCATTATATAAATTTATAGAATGTGTATAAATTTATAATCAAGAAAGAAGAAAACCCTCAATCTTCAAAACGGATATGGGTTCTAACCTGAACCCCCGAAACACGAACATGATTGAATGCTCGAGCAAAGTATTCTTCCTGAGAAAGCCATAGTGTGTGAACTCGAACTGAGTGGCGTGAATGAAACATTTATATATTTAACGAATAGTTTTTATGTCGTTATATAGAAGAAAGAAATGAGTAAGACTGAACATCAGGAACCTTTAGTGTCCGAATATAAACCACAATTTTATACCGAACCCCCGGATAACGGATATGTAAGCGATATGGATAGCGGTGATACCGAAGACCTCGTAGTATGGTTCAACAAAAAGGACTAGAAAAAAGAATAGAAAAAGCACACACTGAAAACAACAATTCTAAAAGAAGAAAACCCAAGAAACAAAAAACAAGAAACAAAAAAAACACTTTTTGTATAAAATTGATTTATTTTTTTAGAATACTCATTTTATAAATCAAATGTCGCAAGAATATTATGGTAAAAGTGGATGTAAAAGTAAAAGGTGCAGTGTTCCTGATTGTGGGAAAGGTGCTCGATCAACAACAGATAAATGTGTAGGACACGGTGGAGGAAAAAGGTGCAGTGTAACTGATTGTGGGAAAGGTGCACAAGGAAAATCAGATAAATGTATACAACACGGTGGAGGCAAAAGGTGCAGTGTAACTGATTGTGAGGCAAGTGCAAAAGGAAAAACAGATAAATGTATAGGACACGGTGGAGGCAACAGGTGCAGTGTTCCTGATTGTGAGGCAAGTGCACAAGGAAAAACAGATAAATGTGTACAACACGGTGGAGGCAACAGGTGCAGTGTTCCTGATTGTGGGAAAGGTGCAGAAGGAAAAACAGATAAATGTGTAGCACACGGTGGAGGCAACAGGTGCAGTGTTCCTGATTGTGGGGCAAGTGCACAAGGAAAAACAGATAAATGTGTAGCACACGGTGGAGGCAACAGGTGTCCTAATTGTATTGATTGGATTGATAGTCGTTGCGGTTCAACTTCATACGATGGTTATTGTGCGACTTGTTTCAAACAAATATTCCCAGATGATAAGCGCAGTACCCATATATACATTCATACAAAAGAAATAATGGTAAGGAATATAATAAATAAAGAGTTTGAAGGGTTTATTCACGATATTCCACTATATACCGGAAATTGTGATTGTACACATCGTAGACGTATTGACCATCGTAAAATGATTGGTAATACAATTTTGGCAATTGAAACTGATGAGTTTGGTCATCGTTATTATGATAAAGCAGATGAAGAAATCCGTTATGATGACGTGTATATGATACATAGCGGTAAATGGATATTTATCCGATTTAATCCAGACACGAATGTTAGTAAAATTGATATTGAAGATAAATTGGATAACCTTATAAGAACAATAGAAGAAAATATTGTCCGAATTCAAAATGAAGAAAATACAGAGTTGGTGGAAATAATCAAACTGTATTGTTAAAAATCGGTGTATAAAATGGAAAATAGAATAAATATAAAAATGAAAATCCTGGAAAGAATTGAAAATAAAAGAAGAAAAAATGAGGCAAGATAGTAAAAAAGTCCAACTTTACCGCACGAAAAGCTACAAGGAAACGAAAAACATTGACTTTCAGAAGAAAGATAACAACGCGAAAGTCTGTCCGAAAATCATACCGTAACCCAGCCACTAAATAATTATATTAAGAAAAATATTATCTCGACAGAATATATTCTTTTTAGATAAACAAAATAAAAGTATCTGTATAATATTATTTAGGAACTTATGGAGGACCCTCAAAATCTTCAAAGCGAAGAAATCATTCAGACCGACCCAATATTGACAGCAAACAACAACCGATATGTTATGTTTCCTATTCAAGATAATGAAATATGGAGTTTCTACAAAAAATCGGTGGATTGTTTTTGGGTCCCCACGGAAATCGATTTTTCGAAAGATTTGGTAGATTGGAACGACAAGTTAAATAACGATGAAAGATATTTTATAAGTATGGTTTTAGGTTTTTTCTCGGCATCTGATGGTATTATTGTTGAGAATCTTGCTGTGAGATTTTTGAAAGACGTGCAATTGGCTGAAGCACGTGCTTTTTATGGATTTCAACTTATGATGGAAAACATTCATTCCGAGACATACAGTATTATGATTGATACATTCATCAAGGACAAGGATGAGCAAACGAAGCTTTTCAAGGCAGTGGATAATTTTCCGTGTATTGCCAAGAAGGCAAACTGGGCGAAAAGGTGGATCGCAGACAAGAAAAGCAATTTTCCTACACGATTAGTCGCATTTGCGATCGTCGAATCATTGATGTTTTCCAGTAGTTTCGCCGCCATTTATTGGATAAAAAAACGCGGATTGATGCCTGGACTAACATTTTCCAATGAACTCATTTCAAGAGATGAAGCGATGCACGGTGAATTCGCAGTGGTGTTGTATTCAAAGTTACAGAAGAAAATCAGTAAAAAGAAAATTATCGAAATTATAAAAGAAGCCGTGGATATCGAAAAGGAATTTATTTTGGAAGCTATTCCTTGTAGGTTGATTGGGATGAACTCTAAACTAATGTCTCAATATATTGAGTTTGTGTCTGATCGACTGGCTCTTCAATTGGGATGCGATAAAATATATAATTCGGCGAATCCATTTGATTTTATGGAATTGATAAGCATCGAATCCAAAGTGAATTTTTTCGAACGAACCAATTCAGAATATGCATTGGCGAACAAAACAATCGATGATAATATTTTTGATTTGGATGCATCCTTCTAACTTTTCCTTTTTTTCATACATATTTTAATATAAAGTATCGTATATAGAATATATGACATCACTAAAGGAGTATGGAGGTTTAGGAAATTCCGTCAGTCTAATGGAGGTTTCATTTTCTCCCAAAGAAGATTCCAGAGGTTCTCATTACATCGCAACAATAGACGATAGTAAAAGCGTTGACCCCAATATCCTTGAAGCAGCTAAAAAGAGAAAAACCGGTTTGAAACCATCCTGTTACTATACGGGAGACAACGTAAAAGGGTTCTTCTTTGGTTCAGTATCAGTGATTTCGCTATACATTTTGTTCCGTATATTACAAAAATCGAAGTAAACCCATTAAAAATATAATTTATACTGTTGAATTATATTTTTATCATACCCATTATAGTTTGTATCTTCGAAACAATTCGACTGCCACAAATGCGCCAAATACTTGCGCGAAAATGTAAGGAACCACTTCGGCGGTGTCTATTTTCCCTAAAGAAGCCATCGCAATAGTAACGGCGGGGTTAATGTGACCACCCGATAGCTTGGCAGTAAGCAGGATGACTAATGCTAACGCCGCACCAATAGCTAAAGGATTTCCTGTTGCGATTATTACATATACAAAAAACAAAGTACCAACGAATTCTGCTAAATAG